AGTTAATCTCAGCATCAATACCACGCTTGATAAAGTTAGCGGTTTCTAAGTCAAACACATTGCCGCTTTCTTTAAGCTCTGGAAGGGCTTTGCCAATAATATTTCCTTCTGCGTCTACTTCTCGCTGTGCTAGTCTATTGGCTCTGTCATATGCTCGTACAAACGCTGGATCTTGCATTAGTCGGTCAATCTGTGGGCCACCAATCAATCCGCCCTTTTCGTACGCTTTTTCGTACAACGGTCTTGCAGCATTATTACGAGCAATAATAAGATCATCGGCTAACTTTACAGGATCAGCATTGATCTTGAACGCATCTTGGAAGTCGGTAAGGATACGGTTTGCTGCGCCAGCCTTACGCTCCTCTGCCATAGTTTCTGCGACTGCCCTAGCGCCAGGATAACTTGCTACTGTTTCGCCCAATCGCTTTGTATTCTTGCCGCCAAACTCCATAATAGTTTCTGGCTTGTAGCCACTCTTACGGATGGTTTCCATAGCCAATCGAACATCATTAAGACTCATGTCATCACGCTGCAATGCTTGGATTATTTTGGTGTCTGCTTTGCGCTGTGCAGACTCAGGCCCAAGACCAAAAAACTCTGCTGTTTTGCCGGTAATGTTTTTAACAATTGGAATGTCTTTTGTAGCTTCTACAATGTTTTTGGCTGCTGTGCTAATGCCTGTTTTTTCTGCAACAGTACCTAACAACGAGCCACCTGCTTTAAAGCCGCCTAATGCTACTGGGGCTAAGATTGCGCCTGTTACTGCGCCTTCTTGCGCTCCACGCAAACGCTCATCTTCCATAGCTGTGCCTGCGCCTGTTGCTGCACCACCTACACCGCCTGCGGCTGATGCGCCACCAAACGCTTTTAATGATGTAGGCACTCTAGACAATAAATTTGCAGCCTGTGGAATCTTACTAGCAATATTTGCTGCGCCTGCACCGCCAGCAAAGGCTAATGGCAAACTGCCAATTACTTCTGCTGCCAATGCTTGATTTGGGTTTTGTGTTTCAAACTCTTGCTTAGCAAAGCGAATGGCTGCGACATTTTCCTCGTATGGGCGCTTATTTAAAAGGCTTTTTACGGTTGCCTCAAACTCATCACCAAAGCCTAGTGTCAAACCTTGAATACCGGCTTTAATATTGCCATACTCAGCAGTTGCGCCTTTTGCTTTTGTATAGTTGTCGGCAGCACTTTTAAATTTGGCAGATGTATATCCTTCCGCATTAAGATACTGGTTAATCTCAGAAGCCTTAACATCAGGATTGGCCAATAACTTATCTACATTTCGGAGGACTTTTTCAAACTTTTCGTATGCCATTATTCTAGCCCTCTATCTTTTTTAAACTGTTTAATATTAAATGGCTTGTACGATGTTCCAGCAGCAGTTCTCATGGCTTCTTGCGTTACCTGACGAGCTATATTTTTTTGCGCCACAACTTCTGGTAATTCGCCTGGCTGTGGGAAATAAGTTCTTATCTCTGCATCCATTTCGTCTGCGCCAATAACCGCACCAGACTCTTTTCTTAGGTTTGCTCGTACCCAGTTTTCTTGTGCTTGGCGATATTGCTGTTGCTCTGTAGATGTAAACTTTGTTCTAGCAAAATTACCTACAAGCGGTATGCTTCCCAGAGCTTGTGATGTTGCTGTTGGGAACATTGCCTGTGGCTCCTTTCCTTCCGCAATTATTTTGTTTTCTAGATCAGTTATCAGTTGGTTTGAGAGTTCCATACGCTGCGAGAATCCAGCAGCTTTTTGCTCTGCTTCTGTTGGCTTTCTGCCTTCTGCTGCTTTATCGGCTCTTTCGCCTGCTGCAATTTGTCTAGCAAGGAATTGATCCTGCATACGAGCTAATGGCTCAATACGCTTGTAAGCGGTTTCTTCATCTATAACGCCTGATCTAAACCCTTGCTCTAATTGTGTTGCCAAGGTTTTAACCTCTGGGCTTGTAGATGTAAGGTATGGAGCAAACGGACTTGGCGCTTCTCCTTCGCCTGGCTGACGCATAATTCCAGACTTGCGCAATGCTGATTGGCTTTCTGCCATATTCTTAATTACATCAAAGCTACCAATCTCTTGCAGCCTCTTAACTCTTTCTTGTGGGTCAGTAATAGCCATTGCTTCTGCTAATTGTTTGCGCTGTGCTGTTTTTGCTTGTATCTCGCCTAATTGACCAGTTGTTAGCATCTGCTTTAATGTATTGTCAAAGCTAGTTTGGTATCCGCCTAGACCAGCACCCAATGCACCAGCTAAAGCCTGTCCTGTGCTTACTGGTCTAGCTTGTGGTCCTGATGCGCCTAGCAACGCCACTAAGCTACCTAGCAAAGCCTGTTGGCTTGCTTGGGATTGCATTTTTTGCTGTTGCTGAGGAGTAAATACTGCCGAATAGTCTGGCGCAGCGCCAAATAATGCTGATAGATCAAGTGCCATATCTTATCCTAATAATGAGTTTGGATTTCGTGTTGCCATTCTTGGGGCTAATAAATTGTATAAACCAGAATAATCTACGCCACCGTAAGGATTAGTTCTTGATTGCTGAATTTGTTGTTGCTGTTGTTGTGGCTGAGGCTGCTCACCACCCAATAAACCTTGCGCCAATCGTGCGCCCTGCATTGCTTGTTTTGCAGATAAGCCGCCTGGCAATGTAGCCGCTTTAGATTGGATGCCTGTTCCTGCAAGTTCAGCCGGTGTATAAGAATACGATAGCGCTTGTGTAATCGCTTCTGGGCTAAGACCTTGTGCGGCTAAATTAGCCATGTCTTGCGCTAAAAATGAGTCTAAACCACTTACCGTTAAATTTTGTGCTATCTGCCCAGAGTTTAATCCTTGTTGCGCTAAATTAAAGGCATCAAACGCTTCTGTGTAAGGCAATGCTTGACTAATAGCTTCCGCAGCAGCCGCCTCAGATAATAATGCTGCACCAATGGTTTCGGCAGCAGCACCCTCTGCTGCTAAAGTAGCTAACCCAGTTTCTGTTGCGCCAGTAAATGCAGCTTCTCCAGCCAATAGAGATGGGTCTACATATCCAGTAGTTACAGCCGCAGCAATAAGGGCAGGTGTTACCCAACCACCAGGTATCTCATTTCCAACAAACTTATCTACATCTGCCAAACCGCTACCAATAGCAGGCCCAGGATCAATATCGGCTAAACCGCCTAATATTCCACCGCCACCGCCATCTGTTCCTAATGCGGATGAGATTGGGTCTGTAATTGCTGAGATTGGATTAAAACCACCGCCACCGCCTTGTGGCTTTATTTTTCCATTGCCAATGTGTTCAAACGCACCGGCAGGCAGGTCTGGAATATCCATTAAGGCGCAAAATCGGTTATTAAATCTCATATTTTGTATTCCACTAATATTTGTTTGTTTTTAAAACCAAGGCGATTCCATAGTCTTGCTACCGATTCTCTTGCGCCACCTTGTATTTTAGTTACTCCCATGCCTTTTAGGGCATTTTTAAACTTTTCAAATGTTTCTTTGCTGCTAATAAACTTACCACCTATTGCAGTTACATAAGCAATTCTATCGTTTGGGTAGTTAGAAAATGCCACAACTACCGCACCGCACAATTTGTTTTCTTCTGCGACAACAAATAAAGTCCAAGTGCCATTAACAACAAAAACCTTTAACTGGTCTAGATTGAATTCTTCTACACCACTTAAATCTAATGCAGGCTGCAAATACTTAGCTACTTCCTCCCAATGTTGGTGTATATAAGCAACATTAAGAGGAAAAACGGTCATTAGAGGAATCCACCTAGCAGGCCACCACCAATAGCACCGATAGCAGGTGCGCCATAACCGCCAGCAAAACCACCGATGGCAGGGAAAGCCTGACCTAACGCATAGCCGCCTAAACCGCCAGCCAAACCTCCGGCAAGCGCACCTGTAGTTCTGTTTGTGCTTGGTTGCATTGTGGAAGGCACTCCAAACGAGCCAAGTGGTGAACCATATACAGACGATAAGAATCCTGACAATTGCTGGTAAGGTAATTGCTGCTCATAACTAAATCTGTTCATTGCCTCTTGCAATGGTTGTGCAGCAATAGCCTCTCGCTGTGCGCCAACTTGCGCCAACTGTTGTGCTGGGATAAATTGCTGACCATAAAGCGATGGGGCTTGTTGTGCTAAATTTGCCAATTGCAATGCTGCTTGCTGTTGCAATCCACGCTCTTGCTGATACTGTGAGCCTGCAATATTAGCCGTAATATCGCCTATTGATCTGCCAAAGCCTTCTGATGCAGAGCTTAATGCTCTTTCCATTGACCCAGAGCCTAATCGACCAGACTTGGAATATAGGCTGGAAATACCTGGCAATACCTGATTACTAAAGGCTTGCTCTAATGGGCGTGTAGCAGCTTGCATCATCTGCTGTTGATACGGATTAGCATTTAAATATTGTCCTGCTGCCGTATTGCTGATGCCGCCTAACGACTGCAAAAACGCACCTTGTGCTGCGCCTAAGAGTGGAGATTGCTGCCTTGCAATATTTTCTTGAGCTTGCAATGCAGTTAGTGTTTGCTCTGATGGGCTTACATAAGTTTGGCCTTGATACATCTGTGGCTGCTGACGCAAAAACAACTCTTGCGCCTGCCGTAAGCCTTCGTTTAAGAAAGGCTGTACCGCAGAGATATTGCTGCCTGTGCCTGGCGTAATTGGTTCGCTAGGCAAAAAGCGTGGAGCAGGTGCAGATACGGGCGGAGGAGTCAAACTTGACTGTGGGCCATAACCAAGGCTTTGTCCAAATTGATCGTATCCAACTGGATTACCTAAGCCAGCAGAATTAAATTCTCCTGTTTGTGGATTTAATCTGCCACCGCCAGTAGCAAAATCATTTATATTGTTTATTCCGCCGCCTGCCATAATATTTTCCTTTTATCCTACTATTACATATTTATAAGTTTTGCTTGCCGTACTGTTGGCAAAATGTGTGATTACTGCACTTCCATTAGTTTGAGAGCTGATATATACATTGTCCATTGCATTAGGAGCTACATACTGCATAGTTGCAATAACTGATGGTGTTGCTGGTCTTGTTGGGCTAGATTCTGCTGGTGTTTGTTCTAATGTAACTGCTGTACTTTCTGTTCGCCATACAATTTCAACATAATCATTTGCTGCTAGTTCTACAAAATAATTTATAGCTCCAATAATATGACCATAAACGCCAGCAATTTTTCTTGCTGGAACAGTAAACTTACTATTTGATGCTGTAATATTAGTGCCGTTTTTTCTGAACCAAATATCTACATCATGCTGTGCATTATCTGTATTTTCTAGCTGTACGCTAAATTGCAGATTGTAAATACCAGCATTTCTGACATTCAAACGACTACTATTAGATAAATAAACACCATTAGAAAAATCTGTAGTGTCAAATGTCATTGGATATGCAACTGTCGTGCTTGCTGCTGTTTGGTCTGTAGAGTCTTGAAACGCTCCATAAGGAGCAGTATCAGCAAAAGCAGCAGCAGAATTTGGCGATAACAATATGACAGAATCTACGCCAATACGAGCATCTGTAATCGTAGTAGTTGTTGCGTTTCCAGTTGCTAATGTTACAGAGCCGGTATTGTTGGTTTTACCATCCATAATGCCATTGACGATTTCAGCGACTGCTCGCTGATCTCCACCAAACGGAGGTAATCGTCTAAACATTATCTAGTCCCTAAACCATTCAAATCAATGTCCATTCCGACTGCGGTTTTCCACAGCCCTGTAGGTGTTAATTGTAGACGATGGTAGCGCCCTACGCCACGAATACTTACACGGTTTTCTGCGTCTGCAACTGACTGAGAGCCAAATACTACCTGCTCGTTTAGCAGTCTGCGAGATACCAAAGCCACATTAGCAGAGCCATTATCTACAATTGGTTTTGCCATCGTAATTGCCGAGGTTGCGCCTGGCACTTCAATATCGCCTGTTTCTATATAGGCCGTGTTATTTGCGCCTGAGAATGTAATAACCTTTGTATCTTTAACCCCAGCAAACTGCATCTTACCGCCCAGCCAAATACGGCTATCAAAGCTAGTTTGTATATCCTCTAAATCGCCAAATACATCTAATCCTTCTAATGTGAATGAAGGGGTAGATGATGTAGCTACACGGCTGGCTGTCGTTGTGCCGCTAGTCCACTTGCCAATCTCGTAGTTAAAAATCAGTAACTTGTCTACCGTTGCAGATGATGTAGAGGCATAAGCCCAAATAACAAGTTTGCGAGCCGGATCTATGGCAGCAGACATTAAAGGCAACAAGCCTTCATCTACATCATCAAAGAAGTAGCGGTTTACTTTTTCATTTCCGATAGGGATAATCTGCTGCCCATCGCAGGCGTAGAACCCGTTATCCGACAGAAAGAACGATGTGCCGCCATACTGAATAATGGAGTTTGCCTCGTAGCATCCTTGATTCCGGCTAATATTGTCAAACTGGAACACTAAAGGGCTGCCAACATACGACATACGATGGATTGAGCGATCCATAAATACTAGGCCAAACTCACCACCAGTCAAGCCAACTACTGCGCCACCGTCAGGAATATCTTGGAAATCAGCCTGCGTAGTGGCAGAATTAGTCCAGCTAGACTCATCGCCCAAAGCAGACCATTGCACTCGATTGGCTCGGATTGTTGCATCGTTTACATAGCCGGAAACCACAAAATCACGCACTACCGTTACATAACGAGATTGCGGAGCATCTGCCGCTAAGTCGCTAAAGTTTGTAGAGCTATTAACATTGTAGCCTTGCAAACGATTTCCACCATTTGCAGCAACTAACACATTGCCAAATTGGGTAAAACGCCAGCGCTGGTTAGTTGGTGTTACATATTGGAATGTCACCGTTCCTGTATCTGCGCCACTTGTAATATTTGTGCCTGTGTCTGAATAGGTAAATGTTGTTGTTGTTGGAACAGTATCAATATTAA